AATACCAATAGTTCCACTTGCGCTAACTGATACTTGACCTGAACTACCTGGGCTTGGGTTTACTACTACTGTAGTAGTATTTCCATTAAATGTTGTAGTAACACTTACTGGTTTACCTGGTTTACCAGCAGTAACAACTGGTTGAGGTGCTTGGACTACTTTTTTCTTTTTGTTATTGCTGCCGCCACCATTGTGTACGCGCAAATCATTGGCAACAAGAGCATGTGTTTCATCTACAGTAATATCGTAAACTTTAAACTTTCCGCCACGCACACGACGTACTTGTATATCCTGACGATCACCTGCAAAGTTCATAACTTGCTTTGTTTCAAAACCAGGACGCCAATCTGCTCCAGGGGTAAAGAACAATTGGTCTTTTGCTACAATAGTTACTTTTCCGTTTGCATGTATTTCAATGCAATCTCTGTGTAAAGTTGAGAATGTATTAACAACTTTACGTGGTTCAAGTTCGCTATTTTCCGCAGATGGATTAAAGCTCATTATCCAATCGCCTTGCTTTACTTGCTCGATTGGTTTCCATTTTCCATCTGCCATTAGTACTGGTGTACCTTCTGCAAATCCGACTACTTGTGCGTTATGTAACATTTCTTTCCCCTTATTTCATTTTTAATACCATACTTAAGCCACCTTGGCCAACTATGGGTTTATGTATCCTCAAATCTTGTGCCTTTACAGTGTGCGGATTAACTTTAGCACCGCTTGTGCCATTAGCTTTTCCGCCCCCTGAACTAGGCTTACGTTTAATATTTATTATTTCAATGCTCATTATAACTTTCCACTTGGTTTATCACCTTTAGGATTACTTCCAGAAACTCCTCCTGAATATCCACCACCTTGAATAGTGCCGCCTTGACCTTTATTTGATGCACCCGGACTTGTGCTTGTAGCTTTTAGCCCGCCGCCGCCAGTTCCCCTTGGACTACCACCAGGAGTTTTGCTGTTACTATTAGATGATCTTGATGGACCAGCTGGTTCATTTCTACTGCTGCCGCCGCGACCTTTATCACTGCCAAAATCATTTCTAGATCCACCTTCTTGGCGTTGACTACCATTATAAGAAGTTGCTTTTGCAGTACCTGCTGTATTAATTGCTCTTGAAGTTGGTCTTTTTTTCTTCGATAAAGTAGGTTTCTTTTCTTCTGGTGGAGTTGTATAAAGAGAAACTACACGATTTATTTTAACTATGCTTAAATCAATTAAATCTAATAAAGCAAGTGCTATGCTTTTACCAGCGGCACTAACTACTACCTGTTCGAATGGTTTTCTAACTGCAACAGCAGATGCAAAAATATCTTGATTAATACTAATTACATCTGCTTTATCGTAAGATGACATTATAGAATATGTAGCTGCTACGTTTATTGCGGCTATATAATTATATAAATTATCTATGCTAGTTTGCAGTGTTGATTTAATTTGAGTTAATTCAGCTGGGGTTGATTTATCAACTACCTCGGTTAAGAAATCTGTAACAACTTTAATGCTTTCAACTGTATTTGCAATAGTTGCAACTTCATCTATTTTAGGTTCAGCAACATAATTTCTATTTCTTTTTTTCTTTTTATTAGTACCTTGTGTTTGGATTTCGCTTTCATCGTAATCATCAGTAGTTACTTTTCTAGTTGCACCTGCACGCTTTTTCTTTTTATTGTGTACACGTATTCCGTTTGCAATTAAACTATGATTATCTTCAACAATAATGTCAAATACTTGGAACTTTCCTCTTTTTATTTGCTCAACCCCAAATGATACAACTTGTCCAGATTCATCTATTAATTCGTTGGTATCAACAGCTTCTTGCCAATCTGATTTAGAATCAATAAACAACTGCCCTGGTGCTACAACTAGCTCAGTATTCTTAGTGGTTATCTTAAGTAAGTTTCTATCAACGTGCATAAATGTGTTTAAAACTTTTTTAGGTTCTAACAAACCAAACGCATCAAATTGATCAAAGCTTAAAACTGTGTCACCGGATTTTATATTTTCAATCTCTTTTTCGGTACCATCTGCCATTAATACTTTAGTACCGCGACCAAATCCCATTATTTGAGCATTTATTTTCATTGATTATTTCCCTTTGCGTCCACTTATTGGGCTATTCTTACCTTGGGGAAGATCATTAGTGCTTTGACTTTTTGACGAATTACCGCCAGCAATTTTAAATACAGGTTTACGCTTTTGATCTTTCAAAAACTTTTGCACAAACTTATCACCAGCTGGTAGATTTTTCTCGCTCTTTGGGTATGGTGCAGTTAGTTGTACTTCGTATTCTTCTTTAGCTTCTTCAGCTTTTTCTTCCATCTCAATTTGATTTGGATCATCGCTATTGAATACTTTAATGTATTCTGGGTTTAATGTGCAATACTCCGCCATTCTAGCAATAATTTCTTGTGGTGTAGCGGGATAATCCAGTGTCATGTCCATAATACTAACTTCAATTTCTTTTAAGTTAGTAAAATCTACTGGGTGCTTTTGTATTGGTGTTACTTTTGGTTTATTAATGCTCTGTAATCCCCATTTTTCCATAGCTGCTTCAAGGCGATCAACTTGCTCATCACTTAATGTGCCTGCTACTTTGATGCGGAAATTATATTGTTTTGTGGATTCAGTTAAGAATTCAGTAAAGCTCTTCATTGCTAAGATACCTCTCGATTACGTATTTAGCAATTTTTACTATATGATGCTTTGATTAAATCGCGTTTTTCCGTTAGGGTAATTGCGTTTATAACGTATAATTTTACCCTTATGACCTAATTTAGTTAAGTGGTCTTCTAGCTTAGTTGTTGCTGCTCTTCCGTGTCCCCAAGGACTTAATGCATCAATAATCCAAATGCTGTTTCCGCAGTTCCATTCATCTAACTTAATTTTTTGATTTAATGTCAACCAAGATTTTTCAACTTCTTTGTTTAAAAATGCATAGCTAATAAATGCTTTTAACTCATTATTTTCATAAATGTGAATTTGTTGATCTAATACAATAGGATAAGCAAAGAAATGTTCAATCATATCTATATCATAATGATTGTAATTATTTTTGCATGATTTTAAAATTGATACAACATCGTGCAATAGTTTAGAATGATGAACATTTAGTTTATGTTTTTTAGATAAAATAGGAACAAAGCTAAGTTGAGTTTTTTTATTATTAATAGGAAGCATTAATTACCTTTAATAATTTTTAACAACTCATTTCTATCTAAAATTCTACCAGTTCCTTCAATATCGCTTTCTTCTTCTTTATTGCCTGTATCTTGTGCGATTTGATGTTCAAGTCTACGCTTTTTAAGTTCGTAATCTAATAGCTTTAATTTTTTATCTATCTTACTTGATTTAGCAGTAACAGCATGACCCATCAATTTTGTAGCTGCTTCAAATATTGGTGCGGCTGCTCGTGCATCAACGTTCATACCTAGATCCATCAAATCCCTAAATGTTTCCATTGCTTTATCTGCAATGTCATCCATCTCTTTATCACTTGATGTTAAATCAACAACACTTTTCATTTTGTCGTCAATTTCTTCTATTTCTTTTAAAGTTTCAACGAGTTCAGCCTGTGAAATTTCTTCTGTATCTGTTGAGGGTAAATTAAAAAAGTTTTCTAAATTCTTAGTCATGTAGTTACTTAGCGGCGTTTAGTGGAACCTTTAGTATTTTTAAATATATCTGATTCAGATATAACTTTAAATGTAATACCTACTCTCTTTGCCCATGCATTAGCTGCTTGCCATTTTGCCATATTAACTGCAACCGCAGCAACATTTTGTTTATTTTTACCAGCTGATTCCAAAGTAGTTTGACTACTAGGTTTTATCTCAATTAATTCTGTTCTTTGATTTCCATCTTTGTCTTGGTAAACAACTAAAAAATCTGGAACATAAACACTTTGTTTCCCTGTTAAAGGATTACGATATGGTATTTTAATCGCTTCGTTTGCCCAATTGATTATATTTGGATGATTATCACAAAATTGCATAAAGGCAAACTCCCAACTTGAACGATAAGTAGGTGTATTAGTTCCTACATATTTTTGAGGGTTCTTAATTGTAAACTTACCTTGTAACCACTTTTTGTTAGCCATTATTTTCCAATATTCCTAAGGACATTTGGGTTCGTTTGCGGAGTAACACTATAACCTAATTTACTCGTAGGTTGCCTATCGCTATTAAGCAATGTTAGTAATGCCGCTTTAAATGTATCGTTCTCTTTATAACGTTTAAATTCTTCAATGAATTCGATTGGATCAACACCTTGATTTTGAGCAATTGTCATTACGCTCGCAGTTAGTGCTTCTGCTGCTATTCTATTACCACTCGTTTTTTTTAAAAAGAATGTTAGCACAGCATCATACTGTTGACCAGTTACTGGTAAATTTGTTTGATAATAGCTCGATAGATAAGAATTAGAATTGTAAACCTCATTTCTTTTTGGCAAATTAGACATATGGAGGCAACCTTGTTCTATTATCTGTTGTTGGCAACGGAGGATATGCTTGTAGGAATTTTTGTTGTTCTGATGGACTTAAACCTGCAGGAACAATCGCATTAACAATTAATTTTGATGTTTCCTCCATCATCATATTATTGAAACCATTAGAACTTGGTGCTGCTGTACTAACTTGAACACCATTGCTTATTACAAATCCTGCTGTAGCTATTCTTCCTTGATTAGCAAATCTTTTTGCACCTGTTAAATCAACTAAACTTGATACATTGTTAATTTCTTTTGCAGTTGGAAAACTAAATCTTCTCAAATTTTGAACACTATTAGCTGCTACTGCTTTTACGGCATTTATTTGATCTGGACTAATTCTTACAGGTAAGGTTTTAATTTCATTTTGATATGGTTGTATGCTTGGTTGACTCGAAGTCTTTACTATAGCTTTTTCAATTTGTTCTATAACTTCACTTGAAGTCGAAGCTTGCATTGGCCTTAATCTGCTTTTTTCTTTATCGTAATAATTGCTATCTTTACCAAACCCTGGAATTTCCTCAGTATTACCTTCATAGTAAAGCACAGTTTCGTAATCTAAACGAATCTGTGTTTCCATTGTTTTAGCACCTTCACTATAATTGTAATTGTCAAAATCAAAACTAGTAATTAGGGGATTAATCAAACTATATTTTGTATACTTGTGATTTCCCATACTATAAATATCAACACTTTTAATAAGCTTTACTGTTTGATTATTATCTAACCCGTATCTATTAAAAGGACGATTTTCTAAATATGTATCATCTAATGCCCAAGCTTCTGGTGTTACACCTGCATCAGCAAAGTAATATGTATTATATGCTAACCACATATCACGTATAACATTTTTCATATCATCGTGGAATGTTAATGTTACTGATTCATACTTTAATTTTTTAGGAACAACTTCTTTTTTATTGTATTTGTTTAATTCTTCAAACTCTATATTAAATTTTGGTAAATCTGCGCTCTTACATAATACTGATATTGTCTTGCTTCTATCACCATTTTGACTTTGTGCTGGTTGATTAAAAACAAATCTAACATGAAACAGGAATCCAAATTTTGGAACCATTGCATAACCATCTTCTCCTAAGAAGGTGTATGCTGCATGTTTATAGTCTTTTAACTGAAAAATATCTGCATTGCCGCCGTTTGGATTACTAGCGGTGCTTGGTCTTGGTCTGGGTACTGGTATTGGATTTTTGGCCAACGCAAATTCCTAAAGTTACTATTATATTTATAGTCAATAAAAAAGCCCAGCTTTTGAAGCTGAGCTTTTTTTGGAGATATAACGTAATATTAACCTGTAGCAGTAGTACCTTGTACTCTTTCGATTGCAGCACCAACACCTGTACCCTGTGGTGTCTGCAATGCGTTATCATACTTAATATTCATACTGATTTCAACTGCATTGCTTTCGCTGTAGTTAAGATCATTGTAGTTTACACTTGTTAAGTAGCAACCGTATAGTTCCCATGTCTCAAGTACAATTGGAGTATCTGCACCGTTGCCGCCATCAAGCATTTCAATCTTAGTAGTGAACTTATAAACAATGCCAGCCTGTGCTGAACTTTGTTCAAAGAAATCAAACTGGCGTTGCAATTGCTCACCAATCATTCTAGAAACAGTGCCAAGTGCATCATCTCTAACAACGATTGCAATATCGCTCCAGCTTGGTTTACCAGCAAGTTTTATCTTGCTGTTGTAAACATCCAAAGTAACTTCTTCAAATGTTACTTCTGGTCTTGCTGCACTTACAACTTGCTTTGTAAGTTCTGTTCTTTCAGCGGTTACACCAAAATTTTCAAATATTACTCTAAAGCGATACTTGAGCTTTGGCATTAACAGACCTTGGCTTTGTGCGCTTTGATCGCTAGCCAATGGTACTGTAAATCTTGTTAAGCTTGCTACGGCCATTGTTATCTCCTGTTACCTAAATATTTATACATTTAACTTACCTTATACCGGTCTGCTTGTAGCAACGCTGCCGCTAGCAATTTCGCCTGTGTTCTTAATACGAATTGGTATGTAGATAAATTCAATTGCCTTAACAGGTTCAATTGCAATATCAATATACAATTCGTTACGATCAATTCTATCTGGAGTATTGTTTGATTCATCGCAAACTACTAGATAATCGTATAGTGCTCTCTTTGAAAGATAATCATTCATTACCTTTTCAACTACACCCTTAACTTCATCTCTAGTAATCTTGTCGTTTGGTTCAAATAAGAACTGCTTTACAGCTCTGTCTAAAACTGTTCTCATGTGTACAATCAAACGAGCAACGTTAATACGATCCAATGCAGAGAAACCACTTGAACGTGTTTTTTGTCCGTCTGCAATTATACCAGATACTGGAGTAAATGTTAGTGGGTTAACGTTATTCTCATAAAGTATATCACGTATACCTTGACGTACGCCTACACTTACAAACTCACCTTCGTCGTTTAAGTAACCTAAACGAGTTACGTTATCAAGTACACCACGGCGTATACCTGCTGGAGCAAACCATGGGAAAGCAGCTTGGTCACTGCGTATAATCATACGCAATACTGCAAAGCTTGGTGGCATTGCAACTTGATTACCTGCTAAGTCAGAACCTAATACGCTTGGATACCAAACACCCAAATATGGATCTCTAGTAACAAGTGAATTTTCAGTTTCAACACCTTCTAAGTTAGCGTTCTGCAACCAACGTGTAAGTGTAGTACCTTCAGTTGGGATACGGAATGGACTGTCACCTACAACGAAAGCTGTTTGCTTACGATCATTGTTTAGCTGTACCATGTTTGGAATTAGTTCTGGATACCCAGGAGCAGCAATTAAGTTAAACTCGCGCATTTCTTCACGTATTTCAGTGTTAGTATCAATTGCGCTACGCATTGCTTGTACAACTACATTACGTTGAGCCTTACGACCAAAATAAGCATGTCCATTTTCTCTGCTACCACTAATGCTTACCCATTGATTAGTTTCTGTTGGGAGAACTTCACCTGGGAAATCTTCAGCATTGTAGTAATTGCGGCGGAACTCTTTTACGTTAAAGCTAGAACGTCTAGTGTTGAATAGTAACATGCCACGTGGATAAAGTAGTGGATCTGGAGCATCTAGATCAACATAGTTATTATTAAGCATTTCTCTAATTTCTGGAATTACGTCATTTACAACGTCACTAGTTGTGTCGCCCATAAAGCGTGCATCAGCAAATAGAATACCATTTTCACTAGTTTGATCGGTATTATCTATTTCTACCCACTTCTGTTCACCGTTTACAATGCTCCAACGATAAAGCTTTGGATATGTTTCAAGATCACTTGTATCAATCCATAAATCACCGTATTCTAGTTTTGAACCATCGCTTTGTGCTGTTGGTTCAGTTACAGAGAATATTGGACCAAGTGGATCAGTATTAGTTAAGTTAAATCCACGAGCATCAATGCTTACGTTTCTATAACCTTTCCAAGTGCTACCATCGTGAACCATAATATCTGCTTCACCAACTTCACCCCAATACCACTTTGTCTTGTCTGCAGGATCACGACCTGGAGCAGTTACACTTGCTGTGTACTCTTCTGCTACCCAGTTACTTACTATGATTGCAGGAGTTTGATCTTCAAATACTAGTGAACCTTCGCTTGTTACGTTGTCAGCTGCTCTGCAGAAATCACTTGTTTCTGTTATACCAACATCATCTAGTGGATTACCTGTTACGTTAGCAAGTACTAATACACCACCAGCAGTGTGTATTAAGGATACGCTACCATCAGCATTAACTTGAGCACTTACGTAATCAAGTCCTGCAGCTAGAACATCTTCAACAAAATCCTCTGCTGTTTCACCTGTCATTGTAACAGTAACAGCAGCAGTTAAGTTCTCACTATTTGGAACACTATATGATATAGCAAAAGAATCGTTAATGGTTAGTGTTGGATTAGTTTCGTTACCTGTTACGATAGTTGCACCTTGTCTTGCACGTACAAATAACTTGTAAGTCACATATCCTTGGCCAGTTACGTCATACTGTACATATACAGTTCCTACTGGAATACCTGAACCACCACGTAGTGGATCAAAATACTTGTTAGCTGCCCAATCAGTCTTTTCTAATTGAACTGGAAGAAGCTGCCAAGTTTCAGTTAATGCATTATAACGCTTTACAGCAATGCTAGCACCAAAATTTGGAGCTGTAGTCTTTACCCATACAGAACCTGTTGGACGTGGAGTTGTGTCATTTGCTTTCCACTGAGGAACTTGTGTGTGCTTGCTTAATTGTACAGTTGGTATAGCATATGTACCAGCAGCAATTCCTAGAGCTTCTAATGTTTCGCCGCTGTCGTTAGCTATTTCAACTATACCATCTAATGTGCTACCATCGCTTGAAGCTTGACTAGTTGCAAATATGAAAAGCTTTCCGCCTACTTTTTGAGCACGTACACCTTGTATAGCTGCACCGTTAATATCAGAAACTACAGAATCAATAGTATCATCAGTTAATGTTATTATTTCACCGTTAATAACAATGGTATCACCAGTTACTAAATTAGTTGGACTTGAAATTGTACCAGCAACTGTTGGGATTAAATCTCTCCAATCATCACTACCGACTAGTGCCCAAACTAAAGCACCGTTGCCATCCTTGCCCTTATAAAATACTGGATTAGCATCATTTGTAGTAACAACTGCATAATCACCAATATTACCAATAGTATTTTTTGGAGCACCGCCACTTAAATCATCTGTATTAGTAATAACAATTGGAACTATTGTATCAAAGAATTGATCAGTTGTATCCCACTGGAATAGTCCCCAACGTGTTGGAGTTAAATCTAACCAGTATGTCATATCTGCCGGGGCTGCAAGTGGTCTATCACCTAAGCTTGCTAGTTCAGCAAGATCAACGTCTGCTCTAATTACATAGCAGCGACTTGATACACCTAACAAGCTATAAGCTGTTAGCAATCCATATTCGTTTAATTCGTATCCATGAATTGGAACGTTGTTAGTGTTATTATAAAATAATGGACTACCAAAGAAATTTAATACATCTCTCTGACTAGTTAATACATATAAATTATTAGCATTTGCTGGAGCAGTTGCTTCTGCTATGTTACCACTTGGGTTCTGCTTGTTTTGAGCAGTTGCTACAAACAATAGGGGGATGGTGCCTACTGCTGTTGGTGCATATTGACTTTCATCAATAACTTGGATTTCTACGCCTGGAGAAACTAAAGCCATTTGTCGGTGTTCCTTCTTTACTAAGGATATTTAGCTACTCTTAGTAAAAAATAGCTGATAATTACGGACCTTTAAGAACCTTTAATTGTAAATACAACAAATGAGACCAAAATGCACACGTTGTAAGAAAAAACCTGCTGCTATAAACTATAAGCGTAATGATAAAACACATTATAGAAAAATGTGTCGTATATGTCTTAATGGAATTAAGAAAGAAAAAGAGTTAAGCAATCAACTTTTAACTAAAAGCGGATACATCAAAAAGAAAAACTGCGATAGATGCAACTTTATTAGTAAGCATCCTTCGCAGTTAAAAATAGTGTATTTGGATGGTAATAAGTTAAACGTAGGGAGAGACAACTTAAGGACTTATTGCTTAAATTGTCTAGCTGAGATATCAGCTATGCCTCAAAATAAAAAGTTAGATATCATTCCCGATTACTGAGTCAATACTTTGCGTTAAGCGGGTAATAGTTTCGTTGTTGTAGAAAACTGCATCAAAAGTTGTACCTGCCCAACTATACTCGCTAGCATGAACACGTGGGTAATTTTCGCTCATAAACCATTCAATTAACGTAGCAGTAAAGTTAGGATCCTTCTTAAGCTCAACTAGCTCACTGTACCACTCTGGAAGAGGGCCCCGCTGTACGTTCCAAATTACCCCGCCCATCTCTTTAATAGCTTTAATTTCGTTTGGAAAACGTGTATCAGGAATAACAACATTCTGCTTGCCAGCAATCCGCTTCATACCAGCAAGTACCCAAATATCCTTGTGTAATGTATTACGCATGACTTCAGTTCCAATAAACTGTAATGCCCATCGCGGACTTACAAGCTCATACTTGTCCATCTTCCTATCCCACCAAGGATCAACTTTTTCGCGCTGTTCACGTTGCTCAGGAGTAGTACCTTCGAGCATGTCTCGGTCCCACCCAAACAATATTGCAGTCATGTCCTTTAAGGGAGTTGCCCAGCTATAACGTTCGTACCCATGTTTTTCAACAAGATGAGCAGCAATAGTGTCTTTGCCAGAACCAATAAGTCCAGTTATACCTATAATCATAGTGTGATATTAACAAATAGTTTTTTATTAGCCAATAATAAAACTGAGTGGTTCGCCACCATCAACATAGTTCTTTAAATCTTCTTCAAGCTTTTCCATCATAGCTTGAGCTTCATTCTTAAGGGAGGAACCGTTTAATGTTGTGCCCCCTTGCGGGCCAGCAATAGTGCCAAACTTTTCATAAGCTTGACCTAACATCATTTTACATGTTGCTAATGTGTAATCCTTAATCCAAGGAAATGCCATGTAATCTGAAAGTAGGGTTACGTCTGGTTTGTAGTTATATGTGTGTATCATAACAGTTTCATCACTGTTACGTGGACGGCGAAATATGTGTAATTCCTTATTAACTTTGTTAAACTTAAAGTTAATAAAACCACCAAACATTCTCATGCTCAATTCTTGATATTGAGCAAATAACTCGTAATTTAAATATCCGCCAACACGACCACTTTGCAGCAAGTATAGATTTAAAAACCCTGCTTCAAAAGGTTCAAACTGTGTTGCACCAGTTGATGTAGTGGATCCTATACTACGACGATATACTTGTTTAACACTGATCACTTCAGATGGTAATGTGTATCTATCTTGGTCAACAATAAGAGGCAGGAAAGCAAAACTTTCCTCAACGCTATTGGCACTTCTCTGTCTGTACTTCAGTAAAGCTTGCTTTAAAGCTGTATCGTAATGGGCTGGATCTAATTCAACATCTACCATGCCGTCGCCTAAAGTGAAACGTACATAATCAAATACTTCTGTTTTTAATTCTTGTAGAGTAGCCATGCGTGAACCTTTATCAATTATTTATTATATTTTTGATAAACGTATTCAAACGCACCAATGGTTCCTCCCTTTATATCCCTATTAATAAAAACATCAAATTCTTCATTTTGATCGTTGAACGGACCACTCTGTACTTTTGTTGGTTTGAACACTACTTCGTTTTGATAAAAATGATATGCAAAAGTTCCGTATAATTGATATTCTGAGAAAATATGAGCGTATTTTGTTGGAGTTATTTCATCAGTTAAAAATGTTTTTAATTCTTCTTGTACCCACGGTGGTAATAATTCCCATGATTGGTACTCAGATGGATAACTTGCACCCTTAAAAAAGTTATAATCCTCTTGGGATAAATCATACCAATTATGTCTACTTTCTGTAAATTGTAAAAAGTTGCTATCATATCTGCTTCTAAAATCTTTTAAAATTTTAGAATTAAACAACATTTTTTCTGTGATAAAATCATACTTCAAAGCAGCAGGAAAATTAAAAAATTCATTAGCAAACTCATAATTAATCATTTGATCATTTGCAATGTATATAATATCTTTATCGTTTTCAAGATATGTTACAGGATTTAAAATCAAACCATCCGCATCTGCTACAACAATTCTATCCTCACCAGATAAAATATCAATATGTAATTTAAACATCTGTTGTAGATAGTGTTTGTCTCTAACAACTTTTTCATATTTTGTACCAAAATAATTTAATGTTTCAATAGCTTGATCATCGTTTATAGAATCAATATCGATACTATACGGTAGCAATCGATTTATAGAATCAACTAGTTTATTTTTATCTATCTCTGGATGTAGTATTAGAAATATTTTTTTAATTGGTGTTTGGCATAAATTTACATGCCTTGCAAGTGATCGCGGTAAAACAGATTCGTATTTTTTTGCTACCGTATAGAATAAAGTTATCATTAATTATTTGTCAACCCTTAGAATAATTGTTTGATCGTTAGTACGACCGTTAAGCTTTACCTCAGTTGCTTTGATCTTATCGAGGAAAGATCGAAGCTGCACTTTACCGCTGCCCATGAATTCCTTGAGTTGCTCCTTAGGCTTGCGGAGCGTCTTAGACACGCTAAGCTTAGGATCCCACCCGAGGATAGTGCTGCCTTTGACAGTCATACTCTTGTCCTGCTCACTTGCTACATAGCGTCCAAGCTTGCGCGTCTTGGTGTTATACACCCAAACAACCGTCGAGTTAACAATCTCCTTGGGCTGCACACTGGTCACTCCAAGATCGGGAGCATCTTTTTGATACTTCATCTTACGTGCAAGCTTCTCTGGAGGCTGTGCCTTCCGCATACGCGGCTTACGTGCTGCAACCTTAACACGTTTGAACCCATCGAGGTCAGTGATGATGTCGTTGTACCATTTGATCCAAGCATCAATATCCTTCTTCTTAAGGTGTGCATAGCCCTCCTTAAGTTGGGCATCCTTGCCCTCCTTGACTTCCATCATGAACGCAAGTCGCTCTGCGTAGAAGTCAATCATCGCAGGGATGATCTGCTGCGGGATATTCTTTTGCCGCAACCAAGTCATGATGTTTACGTTGGGCATCTTGCGTGTGCGGATAAACTCGTCCTCGATGCACTCAAGATCACCAATAGTTTCCTCGCGGATTTCCTGCAAGCGATCTTGAATGTTAATGACCTTCTTAGGTTCCTCTTTGGTGGCATCAGGATCTGCTTCGCCAGCACCAAGCTCAAGCAACTTTGCTACGTGCTTGTCTGCCCACTCCTTACTGCCTTCAGGCCAACGGGCACCATCAAGTACCATCTTGCAAACGGCACCAAGATGCGGGCTAATAACAGCATCACGCACCTTGCTAAAATCTTTATGCTGCTTCTTGCTCCAGTCCTTGCCGTACAGCTCAACAATGAAGGGACGGAGTTCCTTCGCATCGTGGTGATAGTAATAGAAGAACTTTGCATCTCGCCAACGCGCCTTATGCTGCTCAGGAGTAAGCTTGTCCATATCATGCCATTCTGGCAAAGGACCCGTAGCTTTCAACTCAGCTTCGCTATAACGCGCCTTTAGGCGACGAGTTGCTTTTTGTGCAATCTTGTCAGTTTTTGTAGCTTTGGCAGCTTTAGCCATTAATCTTATCCTTATGCTTTTGCTTGCGGGTATATGCTTTTTTATTACGGACAATCTGCTTACGAAACTTGGGTGTCCAAAGCATCTTTGCAACATGATTACGCATGTTTAACGCCTTCCCTAAACACTGTCAAGGCTGCAATACACATTACAGAAATGAATGCTAAACCAGTAGTTGCAGATGCAAGAACTAGCGCAAAAATTGCAAGTTTTACCATTTGCTGTCCCCTCATTTATACTTAACAATAGCACAGAAACGGGTAGAGTCAACCGTTATTTTTATTAAATGATTTCAAAGACTTAGCGATTAGGTGAGAATAGCTCAATAAGAACATAGACTTAGCACTATCTGTCCAAAAATCAATAGACACTGGTTCTCCGTAATGAGCTTGTCGCCAAGTCCAACCTTGCTCACGTTTTAGAACCCAGCTGAGTGTTCCATTTAACCCGCGTGTTTCTATTATAGTGTGCTTAACTTTTACCCAATCTTCTTCCAAGAGTTTTATAGGTGTTTGTGTAGTTAGCAATACTTTATCTTGAGAACAAGCCATTCTTTATAATGTCGGATCGATTAACAAATTTAACCCAATCTCTTTTACTAATTTGAAAAATACATTTATCTTCGTTGCGTTTTATTTCCCACCATTTACCAGGTTTTATATTTGATGACAACGCTCTTTGTCCTCGTTCGTATGCTTGTTTAAAGCAATACTGTAAATCCGGCGAAGACCAATCATGTACTTTATCTTTAGTAATAATTACTTGATTTGATATTTCATCAAAATCGTAATCAATTACTCGAACTTGTTGAAGTTTTTTTGCCGCAAATGATAACTCATATGGCGTTCGACGTACATAATCTTCGGTCATTGTTGCAACAGTAATATTTGTTTCAGCATAACTACAACGTGATTTAACCTCTACTCCGTAATCTGGTAAATCAACACCACCATTCCTGTTAAATTTTAGCCCTGTATTTTCAATTAAATCTTCAATACGGCGACCAACTTTACCAGTTTCGATATCTTTTTTGGTACAAGAAATTGTTGTACCAACTAATGAATGTTTGAATGTTTTAACTTTTAATTTAACTTTTGAGATCATAGCTAACAATAACACAGTAACCTATAAATATACAAATAAAGGAATACGCAGGTGCCAAGATTATCACTATGGAAAGAAGGGGCGCATACAAACGATTATCGTTTCTTTGATGGTCGTATACGCGAAATGTTCACTGTTGGTGGCACCACTATCAATATACACAAATATATTGGTCCTAAAGAGCAGACTACTTCTGGAACAGACGCAACTAAACCAAAATACGATATTTGGAACGAATTAACCATCGAGGATTTGCTATGGGGAGAAAACGCTAATCGCAATTATGATGACGACGTTTATCCGTTACGTGGCATTTATACACTAAGCGATATTGATTTTGATCTAAGTCAATTTGGGTTATTCTTACAAAACGATACACTGTTTATCACATTCCACTTAAATGATATGATTGAACAGCTTGGACGTAAAATTATGAGCGGTGACGTTTTAGAGCTCGTACATCAAAGAGATTTTAATCCTATGGATCTAGCAAATCCATCCTATTTGAGAAAATTTTATGTAGTTCAAGATGCATCCCGTGCTAGTGAAGGTTACAGCCCAACTTGGTTCCCTCACTTATGGCGTGTTAAAGCTACGCCAATGCCTGCTGGACAAGAATACGAAGATATTCTTAATCAAGATAAAGACGGTGATGGTAAACCAGATGGTGATAACAACACCACTTACAATAAAGAAATTGAAATTAACGATGCTATAATCCAACAAGCATTAAACGAAGTACCAAAAGCTGGATACAACACTGACAAATATTATACTTTACCCACAAATGAAGATGGCACTAGTCGTGGCGATTGGTTTATTACTGCTGATGCCGTAAACGTATTTGCAGATAATACTAATTACACAGTTGACTATGAAGCAATAAGTCCAACAAAAAGTGGATATGATGGTTACTTACTTGGTGATGGTCTTGCACCAAACGGACATACAGTTATGGCATCAACAATATTTCCTGATAATCCATATGAAGGACAATTTGTCCTACGTTTAGATTATTTCCCAAATCGTTTGTTTAGATTTAACGGACGCAAATGGGTTAAAGTTGAAGATAATGTTAGAACTCCACAGTTGCCGCATACTTCTAAAAATCAAAAAAGTTCATTTGTTAATAACGTCGCAAGTACAAACCTCAGTGATGGCACTACATTAGAACAACGACAGGCGTTAAGTCAAGCATTAGCACCAAAGGCAGATAATTAATGTCACTTTTCTTTTACGATAAACAAGTAAGACGTTGGATACAACAAATTATTGCAGTGTTTAGTCACTTTGAAGTTCAAATTGGAGTTGATACAGCTGGTGCACCAACTTATCGACGTGTACCAGTTCGCTATGGCGACATTAGTCGTATGGCTGCTTCGATAATAAAAGAAAACAGCGAGAACAAAATGAACACTGTTCCTATAATGACTGTAAGTATAACAAGTCTAAAATACGACAAGGAACGTATTCAAAATCCTACTCACGTAGATAAGATGCATATACGTGAAAGAAAGTATAATGAAGAGACGAATACCTACAGCATATATCAAGGTAATGCAGTAACAGTAGAAAGAATTATGCCTGTTCCATATGAAATGACATTTAACTTGGATATATGGACAAGTAATACAGAACAAAAGTTACAATTACTTGAACAAATTTTACCTTTGTTTAATCCTGATTTAGAACTACAATCAACTGATAATTTTATTGATTGGACTAGCTTAAGCTACATTATATTAGATGATGTTAATTGGTCTAGTAGATCTATACCACAAGGAACTGAAGATCAAATTGACGTAACTACATTAACATTTAAATTACCTATGTGGTTAAGTTTACCAGCAAAAGTTAAAAAGCTTGGAGTAATACAAACTATTGTTGCTAGCTTGTATGATGCCAAAGGTGATGTTAATGAAGATATTATCAACACAGCAAATCTATTAAAAAATAGAATGTATATTACGCCAACAGGTTATAACTTATTATTACTAAATGGACAAGCAACATTAACCCCTGCTATGGGACCAATTGATAAATCAACTGATCCTGAAAAAAATCCAAATGATCCAATTGCGTGGCAACCGCTTGTTAACTTATATGGGCAGTTAATAAATGGAACTAGTCAATTGCGTCTTAGAAAAGATAACCCTGATACTATTAGTGAAATAATTGGAACAGTTGCATATCATCCTGCAGATCCAGCAACATTATTGTTTAGTGTAGACATTGATACAATACCATCAAATAGTCTACCACCTGTTAATGCTATAATTGATCCACAAAGATCAGCTCCTAACGTAGGATTGCCTGCCCCTACGCTTGGTCAAAGATACCTTATTTTAAATGATATTAATAAAAATAAAGATGGAAGTTATGATGGATCAGATGCTTGGAAATCAAGTTCAGGTCAAGATTTAATTGCAAAAGCAAATGATATTATAACTTATAATGGAACAGGTTGGGAACTATCGTGGGATAGTTCAGGTATTACAAAAGTTGAATATGTAACTAATTTAAAAACAGGAATACAGTATAAGTGGGCTAGTAATAAATGGCAAAAAAGCTATGAAGGTTTTTATCCTGCAGGACAATGGAGTTTAGTTCTGTAATATATACAGTATAATGTCTAAAAAAGTTCAAAAAATTATTCAAGCTACAGGTGCTTTATTTTTAGCACGAAGCACACAACGGTATTTGTTTTTATTACGGGATGATGATACTCATAGTAATACTTGGGGTTTAGTTGGCGGCAGAGTTGAAAATAAAGAACAAATTATAGAATGTTTGCACAGAGAGATTATAGAAGAAATAGGCAAAGTAGATAATATTGTAAAGATAATTCCATTAGATCTTTACACAAGTCAAGATGAAAAATTTGAGTATCATACTTTTGCGTGTATCGTAGAAAACGAGTTTATACCTAAACTAAATTATGAACACAAAGGTTATTGTTGGACAACTTTAGATGGTATTCCTAAACCAATACATCCTGCACTCTATAATTCAATACAGTTAACTGAACTGAAAGATAAATTAAAAAGTTTAGAAGAAATTATATATCAGCTAAGCTGACAAATGTTCTAACATCAATAACTTTGTAATTAGAAAATTTTAATAGTGAACGCGCATTTGGTGGATTTGCATTTAATCTATAAAACATTGTTTTAGGATAAGCAGCAATAACTCTTCCTAAATCTTCCTGCCATTTATTATCATTTATTTCTTCATTTTCATTTGGATAAAACTGTGAACCTGTGTAGATATGATTTGCTACATTTTCAGGACAACCATCAAACCCTATTAAGAAAACTTTTGTTGCACCGTGATAACATGCTAACATAGCAGCAGTTGAACCAGCATCCATATTATGATTTATAGGAATTAAATTCATATCAGGATTAACTCGATAAATTTCTGGTCTAGTATAACATACGCTATGCAATTCTTTAGGAGTTTTACTTGCAATTAATTTGTTAGTAATTACTAAAAAATCAGGATTAAAATCAGTATAAGCTAAATTGCATCCGTAAAGTACATTGTAGTAGTTAATAATTTTTTTATTATTACTACGAACTATTTTTTCAATTAAATCTTTTGTTCTTGTTTTTCCGTTGCCAAAAACAATTGCACTAGAATTTGATCTATAAAAATTTATTTTATTTTCAACAAACTCTCTTGATAATTCATCGCCAATTGTCCAATTAACATATTCACCTAAATAATCCTGTGCAGTAATAGCAGTTATAGGTTTAGGTTGTGTTGGTGGTACTATTGTTTTTATAATGTTATCTGTAACAAATGGCATTATTTTATTTTATAATCTACCTATTAGAATTTCTATAATTGATTTAGATCCGTGATTAGATTCAAGTGCCTTGCCTACAACTTTTCCAGTTAAGTCTTCTGTCGATAATGTAGATGTTGCTACTCCGGCATTATTACTTACTACTAATAAATCACCTTTTTTAACATCACCTTCTACTTTACAAGGAACGCGACCAAGATAAGATACTGCTACTACGTTATCACCTTCTAATCCATCATTCATTATAAATCCTGGATTTTCACTAACAGTTCCAACTATAGTTCTTGAATCTTTTGTTGCAGCAGTTACTTCTGCATTGCCACCAATCATTAATACAGTACCAATATCATAATCTGCATCTGCTATAAATTTTTCTGCCAAGTCAGCGTAGTTAGCTCTGGATGCAAGCGCATAAACGTTTGCAAACCATAATGTTGCGCTGCCTAACGCTAACGTGTTTGATGAGCTTGGAACCATACTATCATTCAACACAATAACACCAGTACCGTTTGTATCTAATACAATGTTGGAATTAGTAGCAGTTGAACTTATAGTATTGCCATCTATTCTTATATTATCAACGTTAAGAATTCCGGTAACAGTTAATGCGCCGGTACTTGGTAACCAAGTTAGTTTTGTAGTAGTAATATCTGCTGCTTGGTTACCAGTCCCGCCAACAAATACTGGATATTCTACGCTTGCACCAGAAGTATTATCAGTTACACTTAATACACTAAGTGTAGATGCTGAACCAGTAAAACCAATTGATCCTGTAAACCCGCGTGATCCAGTAAATCCTTGTACAGTACTTGCGCTGCCGGTAAATCCAACTTCACCTCTTGATCCAGTAAAACCTATACTTCCAGTAAATCCTTGTACAGTACTTGCGCTGCCGGTAAATCCTCTATCACCTTGTGATCCAGTAAATCCACGGCTACCAGTAAAACCAAGTGATCCTGTAAAACCAATGCTACCAGTAAATCCTGTATCACCTCTAGAACCAGTATATCCTAGATTACCAATTGAACCAGTATAACCAGGTTGTGTAGTTGTAGCAGATTTCCATGCACCAGCAGCACTACTATAAATCCATGTTCTGCCTGCTGCTGAATACGTTTGACCATCTGACGGACTTGTTGGGAAATCTAAAGCCATTGATTATACCTTTTATTAACTACATATTTAGTTATCCTAAATATGTAGTACCTAAATCAATCAAAGCGATATGAGCGGCACCCATACCGGCTACTGTTGCTGAGTTTTCAATTCGATATCTCCAAGCAATAGTATTACTTGCTTGTGTAAAGGAAATTACACCTACATAAAATATACATATATAAGGTGAACCTGTTGCTGTGTGTGCTTCAAATACCCAATCTATAGTATTATAGTTTACTGATGTAGTAGTATTAAATAATTGAGCAAACGCAGAATTTGATGTATCACCGCCTGTTAAGGTACAAGTAGCAATTAATAAATGCGAATTGGAAGGATTTGCTATATTAAAAGCCGAAGACACTTTATTAACAAATGAAGTACTCGATGTTGTTGTTAGATTTTGATCTTGAACATAATAATAATTAAGCATCTCCGTTGGCGTAGATGTACTTGTTCCAATATAGATTGCAACTAAACTGGCTTCTCGCATAGTAGTAGTATCAGTACCGTTTGATCCAAACTGCAAACTTACAACTGTGTTTGCAAGAAGTTGCACTGTTCCTGATAAATTAACTGGAATATAGTTAGTTGTATCTTTTCTATGCATTGCACCATATGCAGCTATTTCAATATCGTTAGTTTGATTATAAATTAACCTAGCTCGAGATATTGTTCCAGTAGCGGACATATTCATCGATGCAGTTCCAATTATTAAATAGAATCCAGCTTTATCAACTGTGACAGTACACTTTGTAGTATAACTAGTTACATAGTTAGTAGTGGTAGCAGTCGCTCCAGCTGAGTGAACAAATTTGTCGTCTCTCTCTAATTGCAAAACTGCTGCTTCAACTCCTTGCCATCCTACTGTTACTCCGGCTGTTTCGGATCCTGCTTTTATGCCTATAACATTATTTGTGTTATCACCTGTAAATGCATATATACCACCAAAAGAAAATCTATCAGTTGTATCCTGTGGTTCAACGTTAAATCTTAATTTATCGCCTATATCATCATAACACGCAACTATCACATCATCAGTAGTAGTACTAGCATCAGCAGTTGCTCTAAATAATGAAACATAATTTTTAGTTGATGGCAGCGTTAGTGTGCCATAACTATTACTTAGATACCCTTGTGTTCCAACAGGTCCTGTTATAGTTTCCCTTGTAGTTATCTCGCCGAGATTTTCAAGACCAGCCTCTAATATTCTAGTTGATATATTAGTACTGCCTCCAAAACTCACTAGCATTTGTTGCATTGCTGACATATTATGTTAATCCTGCTCCTGATATTACAAATGTATTAGCTGCTACGCAAAGTACAGTTGCTATACCTCTCTGTGCCAGTGTTCTGTTACCTGTTGTAGCTGTACCAGCTAGATACATAGTCACTGATCCGCCTTGCGTAATTGTTTGATTGCTTGTACTATCGTTAAAAATTGATATTGCATCACCTGTTGAAAAAACAGCATTTGGAACTGTTACACCACCAACAGTAATATCTATAACTTTGCCTGCATCAGATGCAGTTAGTACATAGGCACTGGATTGACTATTTAGAACTAAATCTCTTACATCACCTTTTGAGTCAATAATGTTTCCAGATGCTACTGTTAAGTTAGTTCCGTTATAGGTAAAGTTTGCGCTACCAGTAAGGGTACCACTTGAGTTATACTGTACATGCGTATTGCTACCCGCTGCTGCTGGAATGTAATTACTGTTGCCTATTTCTACCCACTGACTACTTGTACCGTCATTGTAATAAATGTAAACGGTGCCATCGTCTTCATCAAACCATATGTTGCCATCAACTGCACCAGCTGGCGGAGTTGTAGACGTTGCAACTGTAGCTGCACTGCCAGTAAACCCTGCTTGTGAGCTTGCAGATCCAGTAAACCCACGTGATCCGGTATACCCGATTGGGGAAAATGCTGAAAGTATATCTGTTGCTAAAACTACCATTCTTTTTCCTAATCAATAATTATGCTTGTGCTTCTGCCCACCTTAGAAGAATGTGTCCTGATCCAGTACCAGCAGTAAGACGAACGTTAATAGCTAAAATATCAGAGCCATCTGGATATTGGAAATCGCCGCCAAGTGGTGCACCAGTTAATTCTTTCAATTGTTCAAGATCAAGTCTGTCGTTAACTGCACCTGAAGCAGTAGCAGGTCCAGCAAACGCAAAGACCTGCTCTCCTGGTACTGCAACTGTTCCCGCTGACCAAGTAACAGTAGTAGCAACCTGCGCGAGACTTGGCTGACCACCTACAGATTCAGTGTTAAGCGGCAACCATGTTGCAGAAGAAAAATTCTTAGGATTCAACACGCCTTCAACGATAACAGCGCCAGGGTTTGTGCCACCTGAAACAGACACACCAACTGCTTGTAGCAGAAGCTGAGAACGATTTAGAAGGTCTCTTACTCCGAGACCACCAACTTGGCTGTTTGAAACAGATGGCGCTAAACGAATTAGGAACGCAGTTTGGTTCGCTGTTGTGAGACTCAAACCAATACGCTGATAGTTAAAGATATATCCGCGATCTTTTGTGAATCCACCATCCATGATCAGTGCTGATCCCCAGTGACTTAATGTAGGTGAGCATGTATTGCTTATTAAAATTACACCGGCGCCCGAATTGTGTGAGGCTGCTGCTCCAGCTGTAAAGCTAGATGATGTACCTACTTGCCATTGTGTTAGTGTTGCTGCACGAGTTGCACCGGTAAGATTTCCTGCACCACTTGCTGCTGATTTACCAGTATAACTTATCATTTCATTATCTATGTATACTATACCTGCAGTTGGAAAATGTTCTAATGCAGCTACAGGAATAGTTGTAGCTACGTTAGTAATTGAAGATGTTAAGGAGGTTACTGGACTATCATTTTCAATTGAATAACGAACAGGAAGGTTACCTGATCTCATATATGCTTCATCGTTAATGTTGTTATTTTTGAGTCTGTGAACAAATACCCAATTACCATCACTACCCCTCACCATGAAATCAACGAATCCTGCACCATACCAAGAATATTGCATTCCAACCATTTGCATTTTATTTAGATTAATATTAAATCCACTTGGACCAGTTCCGTCAATCTTATCAATGTTAAATTGCTCTTGTCTAATTCTTAACTCTTGAATTAAATTACCTTTTACGCCAGTTGCGTTAATGCCTCTATAATCAGGGGAAATAAATATGGAAGTATCACTTGCTACTTGTATAACGTGATGAGTCATACCACGAATAACTATTCTATCACCTGCTTTTAACTGTTGGGTGAAGCGTGTATTTGTTCCAGTTACAGCATTAGAGTTTTGAGTAACGGCAAGTGTTCCACTTAACTGTGCAGTTGCATTTCTTCTTACAACTGATAGAATTTGTCCGTCATATTCCCAAAATAACCCGTTCTGTTCGTCAAATAGTCCTGCTCGAACTGCTGCACCAACCCAAGATTTTACATACACTTTTGGACTAATACCTAATACTGCGGTTGTTGCACCAAGAACACTAGTCGCTAAAAATGTGAATTGATAATCGCTTGTTATTCCGTTTACAGTATACTGCCCATTATATCCAGATGTTGTTGATCCAGCTATTTCTATAACAGCTCCAACTTGTAAACCATGATCTATATCATCTGTAGTAACAGTGATAGTAGAACCTATTGCAGTTCCAGATGCGGTTATACTTCTAATATCATAGTTTGGTCTAAACATCGTACCAGTTGACCAGAGAAAACCTTTACCTGATTGATATCTAAAGTATCTTTTACTCTGTCTAGCAACGATGGCGCCATAAGTTGGCGTTTTTGTTGATAGAATAACACCACCATCCTGTGGTCTGTGTAAAATAGTAGCATTTGTAAAGGCATAAAGAGTAACAGTTGCAGGTGTCGTAACTGCACCGCCACCTCTTGCAGTATATGTTAAACTAGTCAAACTTGGAACGCTCGAAACAACGAACGGGCCAGAAGCGAGTGCCGCGTTAGTTCCAGATGCAACTATAGCGTGAATTGCTGTACCAGGAATTAATCCGTGCGGGTTTGTAAAGTTTAGTGTAATTACTGATGGCGTTGCCCCGTTACTTGAGGCCGATGCAACTGGAATTGATGCGCCACTATAGAGTGCGCCGCGTTTGAGTGTTGTAGCATCTGTAAGCAGAGATTGTCCGTTTGCTGTTCCAACTATACCTCTTGCAAAATAAGTGAGAGTAGTCGTTGTTGGCACTGTATTAACTATAAAAGTTCCGTCGGCTCTACTAAACCCTGTTGTTCCAGGATTCAAAGCTGCTATGTTAATAACTTGTCCAGCTGTAATTCCGTGAACCGCAGATGTAGTAATTGTAATCAAACTGTTAGTTGAGCTAGTTGTTGTAAAATCTGTAGTTATAGCAGTAACAGTAAGATCAATACCTGGTAATTCATAACCTGATGGATAACCTCGTACTGTACCATACCCAGCCCACTTAGTTGGTTGAAGACCATATTCAAAGTCCGCGTCGATAAGTGATTCTGGATTTGAAACTCGCATACGCTCAATAGCGTCAGTGCCAAAACTCCAAGGTCTAACAGTAACACCAGTACTTACAGTTTCATCAACTAAAATTTGAAGTTTATCTGTTGAACTTTGTGTAGAAGTATTTGTTGCTAGCGTAATCGTAGTAAAACCATCTTCTCTTTGTGTTATGGTTGGAAAACTAACTGAATCATTACTAGCTGTAAATGCTACAGTAGTACCTGCATATGTTGCATTACCGAAACTATACAATATAACGTTATCAGTAACATTAGTAATTAATAATAATTGTTCTAATGCGTATCTTCCTGGTATTTTTACGGTTCCAACTCCAGCAACACCGGGTGTAAAAACGTAATCTCTAATAATTTCCTTAGCCATTGTTTATTTTTTTCCTTTAGATGCCTAATGATATAGCGTAAATCATCGCAGTATCATCAGCAATAAATCCAGTTGGGCCTCTTGCACCAGTAGTTGATGTAATTTGCCAAGTAGTACCATCATATATAAATTCAATAGTTGTTTGTGGGATATTTATTGCTAGTGTATCATTGATTCCTTCAATAGTTGCACCAGCAAAGTTAACTAGTAGATTATTTGTTGCCCAGTTTCCGCCGTCAGTTATTTGAACATATGCACCAACTGCAGGCGATGATGGCATAGTGACTGTAAATGATCCCGCAGTTGTATTTGCTATGAACCTATCGCCGTCTACCGCAGTATAATTTGAAGTTTTAACAGACCATGCTTGTAATGCACCTCTTGATCCAGTAAAGCCTGTAATGCTGGCACCAGCACTACCAGTAAATCCAATGCTACCTGTAAATCCAGCGAAACCACTACCTGTAAATCCAATGCTACCTGTAAAACCAATTGATCCAGTAAAACCATTGCTACCGCTAAACCCACGTGACCCGGTAAAGCCAATGCTACCTGTAAAACCTATACTGCCAGTAAAACCAGCTTGTGTACTTGCGCTACCAGTAAAGCCAACTGATCCAGTAAAACCAGCTTGTGTACTTGCGCTACCAGTAAAGCCAACTGATCCTGTAAATCCTAAGTTGCTTGACCAACTCATTACACCAGAACCATTAGTGACTAAAACTTGACCGTTTGTTCCGTCAGCAGCAGGCAATGTATAAGTTACGTTTGCACTTACTGTTGCATTTGCTTTTAATGCTGTAAAATGCGTGTTATCAGTATCATAGAATTTAACACTACCAGCTGACAAACTTGCTATATTACCTGATACTTGAACTTTATCTGTTGATATACTCGTACCAGTACCAAATAGTACATTACCACTGAACTGTGCTACTGTAATTGTTCCATTTGCATTTACTTCAATACTTGGAATTCCTGAAACATCATTAACAGAAAAAATTGCCCCAGTTAAATCATTTGTGATAGAGAATAATTGTCCAGCAGAACCTTCAAAACTAAGTGTACCGTTTGAATCTGGATAAGCTCTTAGTGTAATCGTTTGTGGACCAACGCTCGCATTAGCACCTTGAAATACAATCTTTGGATCATCTGTTGATGACCCAACTGCTGGTGTAATTAAAATGTTTTTATCACTATTAGCCAATTATATTCTCCAAAGTATTTATTAAACCCCAAATCTTCCTCTTAGCGCATTAAAATTTTGTCTAATTTGAGAAACTGTTAGTCCTATATTATAAATTGAAAAAGCAGAAACATCACCGCTAGTAAATTGACCGGTAGTGTGTTGCGATCTCATTAACCATAATGCTGTAACGGCTAAACTTATATTAGTAGTCATTGTAAAAGGAGTACCAGTTAAAGTTCCATTAATGTACATACTAACTGTAGAACTGGAGCGCACAAAAACTACGTTATACCATACATTAGTTGAGCGAGTCCAACTAAATGTTCCTGCAAGAGCACCTTCTGCATATACTGTGACAGTATTACTTTCACATCGAAATAGTAATGTATCAGTCCAAGACCCATTTTCAATTAAAGTATCAACTGAATCAATTGATGCAAATCTAACCCAAATAGAATATGTAAAATCACCTGTGCCGTGTGACAAATCAGTATTGCCCATAGAAATGTAAGTAGTGTCAGATGATATAGTAAAATATGGATTCGTGTAAGTTGGTGTTCCGTTAACTGTAACAGTTCTTCCACTTCTAGTTAAATCTGTCATAGAAGTCCCGGTTCCAGGATATGATTTAGTATTACCAGGGTCAATGCTGCATAATAATCCGCTTGTAATAAGTTCTGGACCAGCATAAACACTCATATTCCAAATCTTCCTCTAAGTGCATTAAAATTTTTACTGATTTCTGCATCAGTTAATATTCGATTGTATACAATGAAGTGACTGATATGCGAATTGGAAAATTCTCCTGATCCAGAAGAACTTCCAATTGCAAATCCATTAGGGCCATTTGTTCCATTAGCGTTAGACCCAGTATTAAGTTTCCCATTTACATAAAATGCCCATGAGTCAGTTGGTTGATTTCCGGTAGCTGCATATATTCTCCAGCTTGTGTCAGAAGGTCCGGCACCTGCACTAGTAACCCATCCTTCAGCATAATGATTTTGAGTAGTATTACTCCAATGTCCCATTAACCAGTTATTATTTTTTGCTGCAAATGTTCTCCCGCTTGCTACAACATAACGTGCAGCACCAAGTACTGTGTAAGTTGTATTAGTTAGATTGATTGGCACATCGATGTAATCGTTAACTCCATCAAGTACAATTACTCCACCATTAACAGAAGAAAATGTTGGCCCGTTTATCAGTGTTCCGTTATTCCCATTGCCGCTTAAGTCATACCAAACTGTTCCAGTACCAGGATACGACTTTACGTTACCAGCGTCGAGATAACAAATTAATCCACTTGTGACTATAGTTGGACTATGACTCAGACCCACTAATCATCTCCATTGTTAAAGTCCAAGCTTCTGTTGATAGAATCGCAATAATTTCACTGTGGGTCAAGTATTCACCTTTAGTTGCTAAGTTTGCCACGCATGAAGGAACTTCACCGTCCCACTTAACAAATGTTTTGGTACCATCAACTGATTTACGAACTGTATCTACGCTTGTTTCTAAAACTTGATTAAAATCAATTTGATCAAGTTCGCTAACGTCAAAAATTGCATATTGTCTAGTTTCAAATTCCATAACGTCCCCTTAACGCATTAAAATTTCGTTTTACTTCAGCAAGTGTTAAAACCCTATTGTAAACTTTAGCGATCGATAAATCACCATTATAGTAATATGATTTACCACCTGTATAACCACCGTATGCTCCTATCGACATACCTCCACTGTTAGTCGCCACTGTACCTGTTCTAGTGCCAGACCCAACTAATACTCCGTTGATATAACAATATTGATTACCATTAGTAAAAGTAAAAACTATTTGATACCAATTTGTAGTATTCATGTAAGTGGCTGTAGAAACTATTACTGCGTCGACATAGGCTGAATTAAGAAAAACTCTACAATTTATAAACGTACCTTCTTGAAAAATACTATATTGTGTGTTGACAGTTCCTTTTTCAAACCAAAACCCGTTTTGATTTGTTGCATTAGTCCTTACCCAAACTTCAATAGTAAATGTTTGTACGTCTAGTGCAGTTGAGTTTGGAAATCTAATGTAGTCATCTGTTACAAAAGAAAAATACCCACTTGCATTAAATATTGGAGAATTTACTGTTTCACCTGCTGCCGCGCTGCCTACTAAATCATAACAAGCAGTGCCTGTACTAGGATAAGATTTAATGTTTTTAGCATCAAAGTTAAAAACAAGTCCATCAGTAACTAGTTTTGGATTATATCCTATTCCCATAGATCAATACTCCACTTCTATATCTGGTACGTCCTTACGAATAGCAGTGAAGCTCCAATAGAAACTAATACCAAACACTGAGTAACCTTCACACCCAACTGTAAAGTAATTTTCTTCTACATTAATTTCATCAATCCACATAACTTGACTGTGCTTGATGTTAGTGATTTGTACTTGTGCGCCTTCACTCTTACACAAATCTTTAATGTAATCTGGCAACATAATCTTACAATGATTGCCTTCTAAACGACCTTGCCCTGTTAAGCGCACGCCGTGATATGGAGATTCTAAGCTACCATAGTGTAACTTCATACCAGGTTTGCTTGGGTGATCAATTAAGAAGCTCTTTGTGACCGCTGAAATTGTACCAGTTGAAGGATTAAATGTTAACTTAGTTGTACTTACTTCTGGCGTAACAGCACTACCAGCAGCACTTACAAACACTGGATAATGTGTAGCATTTTGAGTTGTATCATCTGTAGCGTTTAATAAGTTGTTTGGACCTGCGCTACCTGTAAAGCCAACTGATCCAGTAAATCCAATTGATCCTGTAAAGCCAATGCTACCAGTAAAACCAATGCTACCGGTAAAACCTCTTGATCCGGTAAAACCTTCAGATCCTGTAAATCCACGGCTACCAGTAAATCCTATTTGTGTACTTGCACTACCAGTGAAACCAATACTACCAGTAAAGCCAACGCTACCAGTGAAACCTATTTGTGTACTTGCACTACCAGTGAAACCAATACTACCAGTGAAACCAATACTACCAGTGAAACCTATTTGTGTGCTGGCGCTACCAGTAAATCCTTGACTACCTGTAAATCCAATACTACCAGTGAATCCAGCTTGTGTGCTTGCAGATCCAGTAAAGCCAATACTACCAGTGAAACCAATACTACCAGTGAAACCAATAGAGCCAGTAAATCCTCTGTCACCTTGGCTACCAGTAAATCCACGTGATCCAGTAAAGCCAACGCTACCAGTGAATCCAGCTTGTGTGCTTGCAGATCCAGTAAAGCCAATACTACCAGTAAAGCCAATACTACCAGTGAAACCTATTTGTGTACTTGCACTACCGGTAAAGCCTTGACTTCCTGTATAACCAATGCTACCAGTGAAACCTATCTGTGTACTTGCACTACCAGTGAAACCTATTGACCCAGTAAACCCTTGGCTACCAGTAAACCCTGCTTGTGTACTTGCGCTACCAGTAAAACCTATTGACCCAGTGAAACCAATGCTACCAGTAAATCCACGTGATCCAGCGAATCCAGTTGAACCTGTAAAACCAATGCTACCAGTAAATCCAGTACTACCAGTAAAACCTATTTGTGTACTTGCACTACCAGTAAAGCCGGTAGCACCAGTATCACCTTTATCACCTGTTCTTGCAAAAGTAATAACAATGTCTAAGTTATTAGTAAATGAGCTTGCACCTGCTAACCAAGCAATAGGAACAGCAAAATAGTTTGTATTATGAGTGTGAGCTCCAACTATACTAAACTGAGCAAAGTTAGCTGTGTTTGCTTTTTCAGTAATAGTAAAGTGACCTTTGATAGCGGAAGTTGAATCATCAATTGTTTGTAGATAATTGAATACGCTAACACCAAGATCGTCAGTTTGATTAATGTACAAGGAACTGCTTAATTGTGCGTTAGCATTGTTAAGCTGTAGCTTACCTGTACCAGGATCAGTATTAGTAGTAGTTGTGCTGAATGTATAATCAAATGCAGCGCCGCCAAATGTTCCTGGATCACCCTTGCTACCTGTAAAGCCAATTGATCCGGTAAATCCACGTGATCCCGCAAATCCTGTACTACCAGTAAATCCAACGCTACCAGTAAATCCAACGCTACCAGTAAAACCAATTGATCCAGTAAAACCAATAGATCCTGTAAATCCTACGCTGCCAGTGAAACCAATACTACCAGTAAAGCCAATGCTACCAGTGTAACCAGTTGATCCAGTAAATCCAGTTGAACCTGTAAATCCAATGCTACCCGTAAATCCAGCTTGTGTACTTGCACTGCCAGTGAAACCTTGACTTCCTGTATACCCAATACTACCAGTAAAACCTATCTGTGTGCTTGCACTACCGGTAAAACCAATGCTGCCTGTATAACCAATACTTCCAGTAAATCCAGTAACACCTTGAATACCTTGACTTCCAGTAAATCCAATAGACCCAGTAAATCCAATGCTACCTGTAAATCCAGCTTGTGTACTTGCACTACCAGTGAAACCAATACTACCAGTAAAGCCAATACTACCAGTAAAGCCACGTGATCCAACAAATCCAGTTGATCCTGTAAATCCAGTAGAACCTGTATAACCAATTGAACCAGTGTAACCTATCTGTGTACTTGCACTACCTGTAAAGCCAATGCTACCAGTAAAACCAATTGATCCAGTAAAACCTATCTGTGTACTTGCACTACCTGTAAAACCAATTGATCCTGTATAACCAATAGATCCAGTGAAACCAGCTTGTGTTGACGCACTACCAGTGAAACCAATGCTACCTGTAAATCCAATAATACCTTGGCTACCTGTAAAACCAATGCTACCAGTAAAACCAATTGATCCAGTAAATCCAGTTGATCCTGTAAAGCCAATACTACCAGTGAAACCTATTTGTGTACTTGCGCTACCTGTGAAACCAATTGATCCTGTAAAGCCAATGCTACCTGTAAAGCCACGTGAACCAGCAAATCCAGTGGACCCAGTAAAGCCAGTGGACCCAGTAAAGCCAATACTACCAGTGAAACCTATTTGTGTACTTGCGCTACCAGTAAAACCTTGACTTCCTGTATAACCAATACTACCAGTAAAACCTATCTGTGTACTTGCACTACCTGTAAAACCAATTGATCCTGTATAACCAATAGATCCAGTGAAACCAGCTTGAGTTGATGCACTACCAGTGAAACCAATACTACCAGTAAATCCTTGGCTACCTGTAAAGCCAGTAACACCTTGAATACCTTGACTACCTGTAAAGCCAATGCTACCTGTAAAGCCAATGCTACCTGTATAACCTATTTGTGTTGAAGCACTACCAGTAAAGCCAATGCTACCAGTGTAACCAATGCTACCAGTAAAGCCTCTTGATCCAGTAAATCCAGTTGATCCTGTAAAGCCTATGCTACCAGTAAAGCCAGTAGCACCAGTATCACCTTTGTCACCTGTTCTTGCAAATGTAATAATTACATCTTCGTTATTAGTAAATGATGTTACACCTGTGATATAAGCACAATTTACATCAAAGTAACCAGTTTGTTCTGTTATACTTGTAATAGTAAAGATAGCAAAATCACTTGCATCTAATCTGTTACTTACTCTAAAGTGACCTTTTAGTTGGCTTGTGCTATCATCAATTGTACGCAGGAACGTTTGTATATCAACTGCACCATCATTAGTGTCATCAATATACATTGTAGTAGCTAGTGAAATGTCTAAGTTATTAAATCTTAACTTACCTGTTCCTGGATCACCAGCTGTAGTTGTTGAATCAAATGTATAATCAAATGTAGCACCACCAAAGTTACCATCAGCGCCCTTACTACCTGTAAAGCCTGTGACACCTTGATCTCCTTTGCTACCTGTAAATCCAGTAGAACCTGTAAATCCTATACTACCTGTAAAACCAGCAATGCCTTGGCTACCAGTAAAACCTATGCTACCTGTAAAACCAATTGATCCAGTATAACCTTGACTACCAGCAAAACCAGTTGATCCCGTAAAACCAATGCTACCAGTAAATCCAATTGATCCTGTAAAGCCGCGTGATCCAGCAAAACCAGTTGATCCTGTATAACCAATACTACCTGTAAACCCTATCTGTGTACTTGCACTACCAGTAAAGCCAACACTACCTGTATAACCAATAGATCCAGTGAAACCTATTTGTGTACTTGCACTGCCTGTGAAACCAATGCTACCAGTGTAACCAGTTGATCCAGTAAATCCAGTTGATCCAGTAAAACCAATTGACCCAGTAAAACCAATACTACCTGTGAAACCAATACTACCAGTGAAACCAGCTTGTGTACTTGCACTGCCTGTGAAACCAATTGATCCTGTGAAACCAATTGATCCTGTAAACCCAATGCTACCTGTGTAACCAGTTGAACCTGTAAATCCAATACTACCAGTATAACCTTCTTGTGTACTTGCACTACCAGTGAACCCAATGCTACCAGTAAATCCAATTGATCCTGTAAAGCCGCGTGATCCAGAAAAACCAGTTGATCCAGTGTACCCTGTTGATCCTGTATAACCAATTGATCCGGTAAATCCAGCTTGTGTGCTTGCGCTGCCTGTGAAACCTTGACTACCAGTGTAACCTATACTTCCAGTGTAACCTATTTGTGTGCTTGCACTACCGGTAAAACCAATTGACCCAGTAAATCCAGTTGATCCTGTAAAACCAGCCTGTGTGCTTGCACTACCAGTGAAACCAATACTACCAGTGAAACCAATGCTACCTGTGTAACCAATAGATCCTGTAAATCCTACGCTGCCAGTGAAACCAATACTACCAGTAAAGCCAATGCTACCAGTGTAACCAGTTGATCCAGTAAATCCAGTTGATCCTGTAAAACCTCTTGATCCAGTATAACCTTCTGATCCAGTAAAACCGCGTGAGCCAGTAAAACCAATTGATCCTGTGTAACCAGTTGAACCTGTAAAGCCAGTAGCACCAGTATCACCTTTATCACCAGTTCTTGCAAAAGTAATAATTACGTCTTCATTATTTGAGAATGATGTATTACCATTTATAAATCCGCAATTTACTGTAAAGTATCCAGTTTCTTCAACTATACTTGTAATAGTAAAGATAGCAAAATCATTTGCATCCAAACGATTGCTTATTCTAAAGTGACCTTTTAGTTGACTTGTACTATCATCAATAGTTCTTAAAAATTGTTGTATATCAATTGCACCGTCGTTAGTGTCATCAATATACATTGCAGTTGATAAACTGAGATCAGAGTTATTAAATTTAAGATAACCAGTACCTGGGTCTGAATTAGTTGTATTTGTAGAGAACGTATAATCAAATGTAGCACCACCAAAGTTACCGTCAGCACCTTTACTACCAGTAAAACCAATTGATCCAGTATAACCTTGACTACCAGCAAATCCAGTTGAACCCGTAAAACCAATGCTTCCAGTAAAACCAATACTACCAGTGTAACCAGTTGATCCAGTAAAACCAGTGCTGCCAGTAAAACCAATTGATCCTGTAAATCCAATGCTACCAGTGTAACCAGTTGATCCAGTAAATCCAGTTGATCCAGTAAATCCTTGACTACCTACAAAACCTGTTGATCCAGTATAACCAGTGCTACCAGTGAACCCAATACTACCAGTAAATCCTATACTACCAGTAAAACCACGTGAACCGGCAAATCCAGTTGACCCGGTGTAACCAATTGAACCAGTGTAACCTATCTGTGTACTTGCACTACCTGTAAAACCAACGCTACCTGTGTAACCAATTGATCCAGTAAAACCTATTTGTGTTGATGCACTGCCGGTAAAACCAATTGATCCAGTGTAACCTTGACTACCAGTGTAACCCTGGCTACCAGTGTAACCTTGACTACCAGTAAAGCCAATGCTACCAGTGTAACCAGTTGATCCAGTAAATCCAGTTGATCCAGTAAATCCTTGACTACCTGTGTAACCTTCAGATCCAGTAAAACCTATGCTACCAGTAAAGCCAGTTGAACCTGTAAATCCACGTGATCCAGTAAAACCTATGCTACCAGTAAAGCCTATGCTACCAGTAAAGCCTATGCTACCAGTAAATCCAATGCTACCTGTGTAACCAATCGATCCAGTAAAGCCAGCTTGTGTACTTGCGCTACCAGTAAAACCTATACTGCCAGTAAAACCTCTTGATCCAGTAAAACCTTGACTACCTGTATATCCTTGAACAGAATTTAAACTCCAGGCGCCGCCTGTTTTAATATATAATCTTAAAGTATCTGTTTCATAAAACGTGGCGCCATCTGGAACGTTTGTTGGTTTAGTATCAGTACTCAATCCAACAAACTTGTCACCTACATATCGTTTTATAGCCATGGTTTATCGCAATCTCACAAAATATTCTAGTATATTTATAAGAATAGATATTTAAATTATATGCTCAATTATGTTATGTTATTATTATTTGGATTAACAAAATATGCTTAAAATCGCTATTATTGACACTGTTGGATTAACATATGACGGTAACACTCTTCGAAATAGAGGACTTGGTGGTTCTGAATCTGCTGTTATTTTAATAAGCAAGGAACTTGCAAAACTTGGGTTTAAAGTAACTGTCTATAATAATTGTATAGATAGTCAGGCAAAACCTGGAATATATAATGGTGTAAGATTTATCGACCACACGCAGATAAATCAATTTGAAGATGAGTACGATGTTGTGCTTTCATCTCGTTCTGTTTTTCCGTTTTTTCCAGGATCAATATATCATTTTATTCCTAAAAGCAAATGGAAAGTATTATGGATGCATGATACTTTTTGCAAAGGTGATGAACTTATTGAAGAAATGGTGATGTCTGGAGTAATCAACGAAGTCTTCACATTAAGTGATTTTCATACAAATTATACGCTAAACAATGAGCATGGTAAAAAGCGTATGTTTGATGTACTCAAACATCGCAACTTTCAAACACGCAATGGTGCAGTAAAATATATTGATGAAGTTGACTTAAACAAAAAAGATCCCAATCATTTTGTTTACAATGCAAGTGTTACTAAAGGATTAAAACCTTTACTTCAGATGATTTGGCCAGACGTAAAGCGTTTAATTCCTAATGCACATCTCACTGTCATTGGGGGTTATTATCGTTTTAGAGACGGTAGCGAACCAGATGAACAAGAAAAAGATCTAGTTAACTTTAAGGAAGATGAACGTTATAAGAAGCTTGGTGTAAGTTTTACTGGTGTAATTACGCAACAGGAAATCGCAAAAATTTTATCTAATGCAACTTATATGATATACCCTGCAGATTTTCCTGAAACGTTTGGTATATCAACATTGGAAAGTTTACTATATCGTACACCACTAATCACATGTAGATTTGGCGCACTAGAAGAAACAGCTATTGATCTTGCCTGCTATAAGTTAGATTATCCTGCTGTGCCAAACAGTGTGTATCCTCATATTGATGCAATTGGTCAAGCAGATGCATTTATTAAGATGACTTACGCGGCATATCATACTCCATATTTGTTAAAACAAAAGCAAAACTATTGCGATGTTGTAAATGATACTTATGGATGGGACACAATTGCGCTTCAATGGAAGCAGCATTTGTATATGCGATTAGGTCTATTTTTATCTGCTGATGAATTTAGACATGTAAGTCGTTTAAATGAAAAAGTAGCGAGAATCCACGGTCGTAGATTTAACAATGAAGTAGATCGTCGCTGTTTCCGTAGTTCAGGAAATCAACAGCGTATTTCTGTACTAATGCCATTCTTTAACTCTCAAGATTATATTGAAAAAGCAATACGAAGTATTGCACAACAGGACTATGAAAATTATCAACTCATTATGATTGATGATGCTTCTACTGACAATAGTTTAAGCGTATCAAAAAGGACAATTGAACAATTGTCTAGAGATTTTCAAAGTAAAGTTAAAATTATAGTAAACAAAAATAATCGCGGTGCGGTGTTTAATCATTATCATGCACTAAAGCACACAGATGAAAATGATATTATAATGCTAGTAGATGGTGATGATTGGCTTGTAAACAACAACACTATTTTTCATCTATATAACAATTTGTATCAACAAGGTGCAGAATTTACATATGGTAGTTGTTG